TACAACATTATGCAAGGTGCAGTTTGATGAAAGTTCTTACACTCCAAGTCACTGAAGTTTTGTTTGATTTTGATGATGATGATTTCACCCCAGAGGAACAACAATTAGTTGTAGATAATACGGTTGGCGAGATCTTTGAGGTTAAAGTTGATGATGACGATGATGATGAAGCAATCGCAGTTGTTCTAGTTGAAGAGGTTACAGACTTTGCTGAATGGACTGTAGTTTCTCTCAATTATCGCCACGTTCTGAAATGAAATCAATGTCTATCTCTCCTAAAAAACAACAACAACTTGAAGAATCTGCACGTTCTGTTGGTGAAGCATTTGGGCGATTAGTTGGTAGTCTAATTGGCACTGCAATCGTCGCAGGTGTGTTCTATGCAATTCTACACTTTATGGTAGGTTTGTCTATCACCTATCTGCAAGTCTTTGGTGCGATTCTGATACTTGATTTCCTCAAAAACTTTTTCACGAAATGATCTCCCTTCCTAATCCTACAAGTAAAATGAACGATTTCAACCGCGATTCACTGATTCAAGACTATGCTCAACTGATCGTAGAAGGTATGGATATGGATACATTAGTTTCGTTTGCATATGATACATTAGTCTCAAATCTTATTGCATACACTGATGAGGAACTGATCGAAGAGGTGAAAGAATATAATCCAGAGTTGTTGGAAGAATGATGCTGATATTGCAGGCAATTAAAGTTACTCACCTTGAAAGTGTCCTAGTAGTATGAACAACACTCAAATCGACTTCCAAACTGACATCGCTCCCGCACTGTGTGAGTTTATGTGCAACAACCACACTGATCTGAATGACTGTGTAGACTTTGTTTGCTGTCTCTTTGATCTCAATGCGACTGACGAATTGATTGATCAAGTTGCAGATGAGTTTGATGCCTTCTTCGGCAACTGATTCACACTAACTGTTTTCCCACTAAATTACACTGAAATGACAAACAAAAACCCTTACGTTCAAACCCTAATTGAGATGGGTTATGATGAACAAGATTGCCAAATGGTTGCTGCTGTTGGACAGCAAAATGTAACCTATCCCCGTAACATTCACGGTCGCATCTTTGAGACTGAAGCAGAGTACAAAGAAGCACTCGCTGATTTTATCAACGGTCTGTGAGTTAAAGTTACTCACCTCTAAAGTGTCCTAGTAGTATGACCACTGAACTTCTCATGATTCAAACATCCAAAACCACTGACAATTTCTATCCTCTTTATGATGATCGTGAGCACGATGATTATATGACTGCTGAGGATTATGAGCGTCGTCAATATCAACGTGACGGATGGAATGAGTCCCGTTATGATAACCAACGCTACTGAAATCATGAAACTTTTTATCATCAACAACGTCCTCTCTGATTATACCTCTGGCATGGCAGTGATTGCTGCTGAGTCTAAAGAACAGTGCCGCGAACTGTTTATCAAAGAGTTCAGTGAATATCATGCTGATGATTTTGATAAGTATGGCAAGTTCACTGTTATCGAATCTGTAGGACTTGATGAAGCAGGTATTGTTGAATATGTCTACGGTGGAGGTTAGTTTTTCTAGCAAATGTCCCGCAAAAGTTTAACATTCAAGTCACCCGATAGAGTGAAGACTTTTCTCCTGATCTTCATCGTTGCGAGTATCCTATCACCTGGAGTTCGTAATATCACTGCCAACACATTGCACACTGTAGCAGACATTATCTCACCCAATGATTGAGACTGAATTCTATGTTCTGAGTCAAGAACAATATGAGGAGTTCTATACTGAAGCATCGAAGTTAGGTATTAGTCTTGATCACTTTCTTTTAGAGTTTTGTGATATTGAAGGACCGCTAATCACCACTGATTAAAGTTACTCACCTCCAAAGCGTCCTAGTAGTATGACAAACACTGAAACCACAATGTCTTTCCCTTATCTTTCCATCAATACTAGCACTCTTGGTGGTCATTCTTCTATCTTTATCAACGTCAGTGCTGATACTCAAGACAACTGGATTAACAACATTTTCCATAACTCACGCTATGGAATCTTCTGTCTTGCTGATGGCAAACTGGAACTAATCTCCAAAGGATTGAATACAACCAAGTTCCGTAAGTGTAAGTGCAATGATCAAGAAACTGCACTGACCAAAATTGCACAATGGATCGAAAAGTTCTGACCATTAAAGTTACTCACCTCCAAAGTGTCCTAGTAGTATAACCACTGAATCTCCTACCATGCGAAAGATTGAACTCCAAATGAATAAAGCAATCATTGATTGCAAAGACTGGAAGAATGCAAACACTGAGGTAACTTATTCGCCCGAACGTGATGCTTCATATGTTATGCTTCATGGCAATCATATCGCAACGATTGGTGATACCTTCCTTGAACTTTACACCTGTGGGTATAAAACTCCAACCACTAAGTCACGTCTCAATGCTATTCTGAAAGAGCACGGTAATGATGCCCGTATCTTTCAACGTGACTTTGAATGGTTTGTTGTAGATAAGGACCAAACTGTTCCTTTCACTGAAGGCATGATTCTCAACTGAGTTATGAATACTGAAATGATTCAATCTATCGCTGAAATGATCGTACAATCTGCCAACGATCCTCGAACCAAAATTAACATTCAAGAGATGCACAAACATACTCAAGGTGCAGAAACTCTTCGTTTGATTGTAAGAGATAATATCGCTGGTGCTGGTGATATTATTGCTAATGCACTTTGGGAGAATCTGTAATGACTAACGAACAAAAGATTGATGCTCTGACTGATCTTCTATCCAATGTGATTCACTCTCTGGAGATGACACAATATGAGATTGGTGATGTATCTGAAGCAGCAAATGTGATTCGTGAAGCAGACAAGTATCATCAACAAATGATTGACATTCTTCACTCTAACTGAACCAAACAAAATGTTCACCATTCGCTATTTCACGCCTTATCAACAACAATGGAGAACGCAGACATTCTCTACATTAGATGAAGCACAAAGGATGATTCAATTCTATCTCTCTTGTGGATCTCCTGCCGAACTTATCAACAACTAAGACTCAAATCATGATTACTCTTCCAACTGTTAATCTCCCGTTCATTGTCAACATTGAGAAGGAACATTCTCCAGAAGGTAGATTTGCTCTTTACTTTTACAGTCGCAAAGTTATACACAAGAATCGAGTAAGGTATAAGTTTGAACCACTAAGATTCGATGGAGAGTTAGCACGATTCAAGTCAAGAAAGGATGCAAGAGCATATGCCAAGTACAGATTAGCGATTGATTGATCATTCTTCATAATACCATCTACACCCCTTCCAACTATATCGGGAGGGGTTTTTTAGTGCTTTTCTAATACCAGAATCTCCGCCAGTTCCTAATACTTTTCCTGCCTCTCTTGCACTTCTAAAGTGATGAATAATCTTACCGTCTAATATACGCTTACCGTAGATGGGTTGATTGTTAGTTTTATCTTCAAGTTTCTCCCATTTGTATTCTCCAGCAGTGAATCCTTTTTTTATAGCTCTTGTTATATTTCCGTTTGGAATGTTTAATTCTTTCCCTGCATGTGTGATGGATTCAAACACAAGAATCTCTCCTGTTTTGATGTGAGTTGCCTTTACTTTACAGCGCAAATGTTTTCCATCACCTCTTATCTTAAAGTGGTCATCTTTCTGTTTTAATGCTACTCTTATGTTCTCAATGTGTGGATCACTTTTTATAGAACCTTGCATCGTGTTAGATATTTTTTCTCTTACATCTTCCCGAATAGTTTTACTTTCTTCTCCACCAGTTGTTGCATTATATCCGTTCTTATAGGTGTCGAATTGTTCTATCCAATAGGACTCTCTTTGCGAGAGTTTGTCTATAGGAATATCTTCCTCAATAATGCGAACAGTAAACATTCCAACGCCATATTTACTGATTGCTCGATATAAAGGACGATCGCTAAATGTCTTGCTTTCTTGTATGTGTTGTCCCCATCTTTTGCTTAAATCTTGTTGCGTTTGTCCGATATATCTCTTCCCATTTACCTTATTGAGGATGGAGTAAATGATGCCTTTGTCTCTCATTTAAGGTGTGATAGAATGTTGTACTATATATGATAAAATGCTGTGCTAAATGTTATCTTTTGTCTGTATTGCTATTGATAATCATTCGCAATAAGTGTGTTCTTAAATGTGTCTGAGAGTCGTTATCTTACAGGTCATTGTATCAGCACTCCGCACAAATGTCAAGACCCCCAGCGTCACAAAATCCCCACAATCCCCCCGTCTCATATACACCCCCCACCATAAATACCCCCAAGAACTTGACAAGTTCTCCCAGGCATCTTATAGTACTCTCATAACACACAGGAGCGAACTTATGTCAGTTGCCTATCAACAAGCGCAGAAGCAGCGTTATAGGGTTACTCTAGATCTATCAGTGTTCGGTGACTTCGACCCCCATCAGATTGATTGGGAGAGGTTATTTAAGTTGGAACCTGCAGAGAAGTGTGATGCATATGTTGAGGACTTAAGTACACCTGACCGTTGGTAGTATCAGGGCATTATAGTTACTCACCTTGAAAGTGTCCTAGTAGTATGAGGGGGAGAGATTCACCACCCCCACTAACACTTAAGTCTTCCACTAATGCTCAACAAGATCCGCAACTTTGGTTACACGATGAAGAATCCGATGCCCCGTAAGATCTTCTTCCTGCGTAACTTTGCACCGAAGCGTTATACTGAGTTCTGCGAACTGATGTATACTCTGAACACTCAAGTTCATCTGGACATTATCACTGAAGCAGAGATGGATTCTGCACTCCTTTCCTTCTGATTTCGTCTCTTAACTAACACTTACCAAACACACAATGACAGTCACCTACCAGTCCAATGTTCTCGACACCACCTATAACGGTTGGGAGAATTATGAGACCTGGAATGTTGCTCTCTGGATCAACAATGATGAGGGTCTGTATAACCTTGCTGAGGTAGCAGGTAACTATGAAGACTTCGTAGATGCGCTGGAAGCGTGTTCTTTCAACTCCCTAAAGACGCCTGATGGAGTATCATTCAAGGACGCCAAAGTTAACGTGATTCAGATTAACTCTGACGTGTTTGATTTCTGATCTAGACTAACACTCAAGGGGAATGAGATGCGCCTCTATAAAGACACTCACTGTTCACACACTTAACTACACTTTCTGACCGCATTATGTCCAAGCAAGTTATCCTCTCCATGCTGGCACAAGGTAACACTGGCGACGAAATCTTGTCGATCCTCGATGTTATCGTCTCCGACATTGAGCAGGAGGGTATTGATAGTTGTGCTGAAGTCTTTGCCAACTGATTAACACTCACTGTTCATACACTAACTAACACACAAGAACACAACATGTCTAAGACCGTGATGCTTTCGATGCTTGCTCAAGGTAACACTGGCAGCGAGATTATGTCCATTCTGGATACACTCGTCGCTGATAATGTGAGCACCTTTGATTATAACGAGTCGCCCATGATTGAGAGTGCTCTGGGTATTCCTACTCTGGAGGAGATTGCGTTCTGATGTAGTCTAACTGTGTGCCCCTTGGTTGACACTGAGGGGCACTTATGTTATGCTTGGTGATTATAGTGATTCGACAGTGTTTTGCGGTCGTTCGTTTATAGCGCCGCGCGGCGTTGCGTTTATAAAAACCCCTAAGTCCCTAACCTACAGAGGTGACAGATCGACCTCTAAGTATCAACCTCTTTAAATTTTTCCGGAAGTATGATAGGTACTCGAAACCCCCGCAGAAGGTCTCCATATTGGAACTTCTGGAAGGTTGTATTAGCGGGCTGGATGATTCGTTATCCTCGCCCCTTTTTTGTCGCACTGGGGTTTTGTGTAGTTCTGATATATAATGCAGTAACAAAATAAAACTGAAAGAAAAAATTCCGGATATTTTTATGACTGCACAAGACAAAATATATCACATATATGCAAAGGATCAGTGTTTATTTCATTCATTAAAGGAGGAAGAGTTTAAAAATACTTGGAGTACTTTACATCAAATGGTTGGATTAATGAAGACTGATTATGATGTAAATGATCTAAACTTTATAGAACTCTCTGTAGGTATTGGAGGGGGCGGTGGCACTGGGTCAGGAGATCCACAAGGTAGTCCATCTTATTGACAAAAGCATATATAAACTGTTAAAATTGATCTGAAGGTTGATTAAACTTTATGGCAAAAGGATTCACTGTAAAAGCAACAGCACCAAGTCCCAAGACTGAAGAATGGGATTATGGTGCAATTAAAGAACGAATGAAAGGGAAGTCAATTGTTTTTTGTCTTCCTGGTCGTGGATGTTCTTTTATTTTTCTAAAAGCATTTGTACAACTTTGTTTTGATCTTGTACAGAATGGAATGAGTATTCAGATCTCTCAGGATTACTCATCAATGGTTAACTTTGCACGTTGTAAAGTACTAGGTGCAAATGTACTTCGTGGTCCTAAGCAGATTCCTTGGGATGGAAAACTAGAGTATGATTATCAACTCTGGATTGACTCGGATATTGTTTTTGATTCACAAAAGTTCTGGCAACTCTGTGATGTTTCTCTCTCGGAAGATGGTACAGAACGTGAGATTGCCGCAGGTTGGTATGCAACTGAGGATGGTCACACAACTTCTGTCGCGCACTGGTTGGAGGAAGATGATTTCCGTAAGAACGGTGGTGTGATGAATCATGAAACCGTAGAGTCAATCTCTAAGCGTAGAAAGCCCTTCACAGTTGATTACACTGGTTTTGGTTGGGTACTGATTAAGAAGGGTGTATTTGAAAATCTCGAATATCCTTGGTTTGCTCCTAAGATGCAAGTCTTTGAATCTGGTGCAGTTCAAGATATGTGCGGTGAAGACGTTTCATTCTGTCTTGATGCTATTGACCAGGGGTATAAGATCTGGTGCGACCCTCGTATTCGTGTGGGTCATGAGAAAACTCGTATTATTTGATGGAGAAGATTTATGGCAAAAGGTGGAAGTAGTAAGGTACTCTTTGAAGCTGGAGCACCGAAGAAGACTCGGCAAGGGCGATCTCCTCGTACACTACTGAGTGCAACGTCTCGTAATGGACGTAAGAAGAAGTATAGAGGTCAAGGAAAAGGTTAATATTATAGATAGAGCAGGGAGAAATCCCTGCTTTTTTATTAGTAACTTATGGCATATCTTAATCATAATCTCCCTACAATCACTTGTTATATTCGCAATGAATTCCTTTATAATCATAAAAAAGGGTACGGAGAGGTAACTTTATGCGACGTACACTCCGTAGCGTCCTTAGAGAAGCACGTACCCCTCTTTGAGGCATTTCTAGAGAACGGGGTGAACTGGACAAGAAGACCTATTCATGCATTTTGTTGGAAATCAGATGCACCAGTTCCTGAGTTGGAAGAGTGTATGTGGTGGGATTGCTTTTCTCCTTACATCGATGTCCAAGTACGTTCAAGGTTGGCTAACTTACGTGCAGAACTAATCAACTATCGTGGAGAAAAGAATGAAGGAACTTATCTATTCACCCTTGATTGGTCATGGGAGTCAAAATCCACATTGAATACTAACTTTAGTGAGACTCCAGAACACAAGTGTGCTCATTTCTTCAAGATGGATAATGGAAACTTCTATGCATATCCCAATAATAAGATTTTATGGTACGATGATGCATGGACAAAGAATAGGATTACCAAAAATCCAGGTTATGAGATTGACCTAACCGAATACTCAGTCGAAAATCGTCGTAAAATTGAAACTTCCGATGATTTTATGTACGAAATCACAAAAATTCGGGATAGCAACCCCGTAAAAAGTTCTGATTTAACAAATCAGGAGCAAAACAATGACCAAACAAGTCGATAAAGACCAAAACTTTATGAAAAATGAGTGGGGAACTCAATATTTGGCAAGTGAATATGGTTGGGACGCACAAATTCAGAAGCAAAAGATGCTTCGTGAGATTGCAAATGATGAACTAACACCCAAAAAGCATGATTTTTATCATCAGAATGAAATTCATGAAAAAATTCGTAATGATGAGGACTATGATGATTGGGAATACGGAACAGAACCACTATATGAGTCAAAAATCCCGAATAAATAAGATAGATTTTATAATACTACATGCCTCTAGAAAGGGTAAGTCAAGGTTTTAAGGATATTAGTATGACTTTTCAGGTTAATCCCCTGAACTCAGATCTTATTGCGATCAAAAATGAGACTGCAATCGCACGTTCTATCCGAAACATTGTATTTACCCTTCCCGGAGAAAAGTTTTTTAATGAAAACTTTGGATCTAACATCTCAAGATCACTTTTTGAGAATATAGATGAAATTTCGGCATCTATTATTGTGGATGAAATCAGACAATCGATAACAAACTATGAATCAAGAGTTAGTTTGGTTGATGTTCAAGCATATCCAGATTACGATAACAACTCTTTTGATGTCACAATCATATATCAGGTCATAGGAGCAGATGTTCCTGCACAGCAACTACAATTCGTCTTGCAATCAACTAGATAAATGCCACTAGTAAATTTTACAAATCTGGATTTTGACCAGATCAAAGTTACGCTTAGAGATTACCTAAAAGCAAACTCTAACTTTACCGATTATGACTTTGAGGGGTCAAACCTCTCAACGATTCTGGATGTTCTGGCATATAATACTTACATAACCTCATATAACGCAAATATGATTGCGAATGAGGTTTTTATTGATAGTGCTACACTTAGAGAGAATGTAGTTGCACTTGCAAGAAACATTGGATATGTTCCAAGATCAAGAAAAGCAGCAAAAGCAACAGTAACTTTTTTCGTAGATACAACCAATATTACGCCAGCACCAGCATCACTAACCTTAAAGAAAGGTGTAGTTGCTACTTCATCAGGTTCATTCGGAAACCAATCTTTTGTTTTTTCGATTTTAGAAGATGTTACGGTTCCCGTTTTTGACGGGATAGCATCTTTTGATGATTTAAAGATTTATGAGGGTGTACTTTTAACAAACAACTTCACATATACTGCAAGGAATCCAAATCAAAAGTATATTCTTCCGAATTCTGGTATTGATACTGAACTAATATCAGTAACAGTAAAGAATAATGAGCAGGCAACTTCTATCGTCAAGTATGCCTTTCAAGATAGTCTCTTTAATATCGATGGTAGTTCGAAAGTATATTTCATTCAAGAAATTGAAGATGAGCGTTATGAACTGATTTTTGGTGATGATTATTTTGGTAAAAAGTTAGAAGAAGGAAACTTTGTAACAGTAAACTATATTATTTCCAACGGCGATAGTGCAAATGGAGTTAATCAATTTAGTTTTTCGGGTAGATTAACTTATACTAGAAACTCTACAGAATATACAGTTTCATCTGGCATTTCACTTGTCACCACTACTTTACCTTCCACTGGCGGAGAAAATATAGAATCAGTCGAGTCTATTAAAAAGTATGCGCCCAGAATATACGCATCTCAGAATAGAGCTCTAACTGCAAATGATTTTGAGACATTGATTCCTTCTAGGATATATCCAGAAACAGAATCAATATCCGTATTTGGTGGTGAAGATTTGATTCCACCCCAATACGGAAAGGTATTCATAAGTATAAAACCAAGATTTGGTGACTTTATTCCAAATCTTGAAAAGGAGAGTATCAAGTTAAAGTTAAAAAAATATGCGGTTGCTGGGATAGTCCCAGAAATATTAGACTTAAAATATCTGTATATCGAAACAAATTCGAAAGTATATTATAATACAAACTTAGCACCAAGTTCTGCATATGCATCCAGTATCATTCAGTCAAATGTGACAAAATATGCAGAGTCAACTGAACTCAATCGTTATGGGGCAAGATTTAAGTATAGTAAATATTTGAAGTTGATAGATGATAGTCACCAATCCATTACTTCAAATATTACAACTCTTCAAATGAGAAGAGACTTGAGGGTTGTTTTAAACACAATCGCAGAATATCAAATCGGATTTGGTAACGAGTTTCATATTAATAGTATGAGCGGATACAATATTAAATCATCTGGTTTTAAAATTTCTGGTATATCCCAAACTGTTTATCTTTCTGATATTCCAAATACTGATAGACAATCTGGATCTTTATTTTTATTCACAGTCAATTCAGTAAATTCAACAGCACCCAATATTTTGAGAAGAAATGTTGGTAGAATTGATTATAAAAATGGCATTATTACCATCAATCCTATTAACATATTATCAGGAAAAATAAAAGATGGACAAACAATCCTTGAAATTTCTACCACTCCAAAGTCAAATGATGTTGTTGGAAAACAGGATCTTTATTTGCAACTAGATATTAATAAGAGTGTTTTTGATATGGTTGTTGACGAAATTGCATCTGGATTGGATCCTTCGGCATCAAACTACATCGTATCTTCAAGCTACAATAACGGGAACCTAGTAAGATCATAAAATGACAGAAAAAAGAGTACAGTTCAAAGATATCGTTAAGAATCAACTGCCACAATATGTGAAGGAAGAGTTTCCATTAGTTGGAGAGTTCTTAAGTCAATATTATTTGGCACAAGAATTTCAAGGTGCTCCTGTCGATTTAATACAAAATATCGATAAGTACATTAGAGTTGATTCTATAACTGATCTTACAGATTTTACGTTCTTAGGATCCGACATATCTTCTATCGATACAGAAATAACTGTAGATCTTCTAATTTCGGAAAAAGGAACTGATGGATTTCCGGAAAAATATGGACTAATATCTATCGATGATGAACTAATATTATACGAATCAAAAACATTAAATGGGTTCAGTAACTGCTATAGAGGATTTAGTGGCGTAGTTTCATATAGCAATACAAATGTAGGTATAGCATCTACTTACAAGTTACGTTCTTCGGATGAGTTGGTATTCAAGGACTCCGATTCCGATTCACACAAATCAGGAACAAAAATTTATAATTTGAGTTCTTTATTCTTAAAAGAGTTTCTTGTTAAACTAAAATATCAGTTATCTCCCGGTTTTGAAAATAGAACCTTTATTGAAAAAGTAAAGGAATCTACATTAATTAAACAAATAAAAGACTTCTACAAGAGTAAGGGAACTGATCAATCATTTGAGATTCTTTTCAAGGCTCTTTATGGTGAAAATGTCAAAGTATTGCGACCCAAGGATGTTCTTTTTAGACCATCAGACGCTCAATATAAGATAACTAATGACCTAGTAGTAGAAAAGATATCGGGACCTGTAGAGGAACTTCCCAACTTAACTTTATTTCAGAATACGTATTCTAATATATCTGAAGCATATGGTCCAGTAACTGAAATAGAAAATGTAGTATCTGATGATGGAAAAATATTCTATAAACTAAAAATAGATGGGGGATATAATAGAGATCCTGCATTTGATGGTGCCATTTATGGGAAGTTCTCTGTACATCCAAAAACTAGAACTATTGGCAAATATGGACTAACATCCGTTACTCTAGATGTAGACTCTACTGTTGGTTTCCCATCAAGCGGAGAAGTTGTAGTAACTTACCAAGATGGTGAAACTGGGGTAGTTTCATATGCTTCTAAAAATTTAACTCAGTTTTTAGATTGCAGCAATATAACTGATGTTATACTAGACAACTCAATAGTTGGCGTCAATACTTATGCAAGTGCAGTAACAGGATTTGGCACTGAAATTAAAGTTAGAATCAACTCAATTTTAAGTGGAGTAGATTTACCTCAAGACTCGCATTATTATAGTAAAGATGATACTGCAAGAATAAAGACTCTAGGATTTGATGGGGAAGGTGTAACATCTAAAAATTGGATATTTAACATATCCCCAACTTACGAAGTAGAATCATATATTCTAGTAGATTTTTCAGACTTAACATATTCTCTAACACTGAAGAATAACCATGTCTTTAGACTTGGTGATAGTATTCAAGTTATTGATAGTTTTGGATCTATTAAAGAATCAACCGTCGTTGACGTTTTTTCAAGCAAAAATATTTCTGTCAGAGGACAAGGAACTTTAAGTGACGATTTCTATAAAGTAAAAAGAAATCTATTAAAAGCAAATCTACCCAATTTCAATCTATCAAATTCGTTAAGTGCAAATATACAAAATGTTTATAGTGATGGAGAAAAAACTCTAGTAGCATCTTCTTCACTGCCATTTTACCCCAATCAATCTTTAGATATAAACAATAGATCGGTAACTTTCTCGGGAACTTTTAGTGGAAGTACGATTAGAATAACATCTCTAGTAGATCATGGGTTCTATACTGGAGATTGTGTCTATTATTCTCCAGAAAAGACAACAACATCTACACTTGACGCTGATGGAAATGAGCAAGTAGAAACCGTAGTATCTTCATATATTTTTGATGAAGGAATTTACTTCATAAAAAGAATAGATTCTAATCAAGTAAAATTTGCGAAAAGTAGATCGGATATTTTATATGGAAAATATCTATCTCTAGAAAATTCGATTACAGTCAATAATAACATTATAACTCCATATGAGTTTTATGGCAAAACCATAAACACACAAAAACTGTTTAGAGAAATTTCTCCTCCACTTGTAACGACAGAAAAATATGAAACACCTCATGGATTTACAGGAATTCTGGCAAACGGTGTTGAAATATTAAACTATAAGTCAAGAGATAAAGTAATCTATGGTTCCTTAGAAGGAGTAGATATTTTATCAGGTGGATCTGGATATGATATTATTAACCCCCCACAGTTAGTAATATCGGATTCTGTTGGTTTGGGTGCCACTGGATACTGTGCAGTATCTGGTTCCCTACAAGAAATAAGAGTAATTGACTCTGGATTTGATTATCAAGAAGTTCCAACAATAAAAATAACAGGTGGTAATGGAACTGGAGCTCAAGCGAAAGTTAACATGAAACTCGTTTCTCATGAAGTTGCTTTTAACTCTGAGATACAATCTGGATTAGTTGGATTAGGTAGCACAGTATCTACAATAGGTTTTTCTACTGAGCACAAGTTTAAAAATGGCGAGCAAGTAGTGTATAGAACATATACACAAACTGCTGTAGGTGGTTTATCTACAGATGCAATTTATTATGTTTCCAGAACTTCATCCACAAAAATAAAGTTACACAAAACACTAAATGATTCTATTATTGGGGTCAATACTGTTTCCTTGACAGGTTATGGTTTAGGTAATCACACTTTTGAATCATCCACCAAAAAACTTGTTTTGGGTTCAGTAGTAGTTGCAAATTCTGGATTTGGTTATCAAAATAAAAAGAGAACGGTTTCTTCCACAGGAATAAGCACCTCATTAGATATTATTACTATAGAAAATCATGATTTTTCCTCCGGAGAAATCGTTGAGTATTCAACCGCAGGATCTGTTATTGGCGGTTTAACAAATAATACAAATTATTACGTTACGAAAGTCGATAATGATAGATTTAGATTGTCGCAAGTTGGTTTTGGATCTTCTGATTATTATAAGACAAAGCAATATGTAAAACTTACATCAAAAAATAATGATACGCACTTTTTCAACTATCCACCAATTAATGTTGAACTGCTTGGAAATGTTGGATTATCTTCCCAATATAAAGCACAGATCCAACCAATCTTTAGAGGAGAGATTACTTCGGTCAATTTAGAATCCAAGGGTTCATCATATGGTGTTGAAGATATTTTAAATGTAGATAGACAACCCCTGTTCACAACAATATCGGGATCTAATGCTGAACTTTATCCAATAATATCAAATGGACAGATAACAGAAGTTTTAGTTAACAATGTTGGGAAAAATTATACATCTATTCCAGATTTAATTGTAACTGGATCTGGATCAGGAGCTGTTCTAACTCCCATTTTATTAAACAATCAGATCAGTGAAGTTAAGGTGATATCCGGTGGATTTGGATATTCACAAAGCTCGACAGAAATAGTTGTTGTACAAACTGGCAGTGGAGCAAAATTTAAAGCAAAAATAAAATCCTGGACAGTTAATAACTTCCAAAAATATATTAACAATATCACTAAAGATGATGGATTTTTAACAAATGGTACAAATCCAAATTTTGAACTTCAATACGCTCACTTATATGCACCAAGAAAGTTAAGAGAAGTTTTATATTCTTTAGATCAAGGAGGAAATATTTTATATTCAAATTCTGATCTGAGAACTTCAAATAATGCCGAAATATCTTCTACCGATCATTCCCCAATAATTGGATGGGCATATGATGGGCATCCAATCTACGGTCCATATGGATACCTCACAAAGTCTGGGGGAGTAGTCTCCCAAATGAAGAGTGGTTATAAATTGACTTTAGATTCAAATAGACCCTCTCTACAGTACTATCCAGAGGGATTCTTTATTGAAGACTACAAGTATTATCCAACAAATGAAGATACTGTACTTGACGAAAATAATGGTAGGTTCTGCGTAACTCCAGATTTTCCCAATGGAACTTATGCATATTTTGCAACGATTGATGATTCTTCGGTAGAATCGTCCGGTCCTTTTGTTGGATACAAAAAACCAGTTTTCCCATATTTGATAGGAAAAAGTTATAACTCTAGACTCAATGAGTTTAACTTTAAAAGATCTTCAAATCAAGATGAACTCGATTTAAATCAAACCAATTGGATTAGAAACACTTATTCATACAATCTAACCGAAAATGAATCCACTTATGAGTATATTACTTTACCAAATAGATTAAACCAAACTATTGATATTACTGGGATATCACCTGGTTCTATTGACAGAATAGGCATTTTCAGTGGAGGTAATGGGTATAGAGTAAATGACTCACTCATCTTCAATAACATTGATTCAAATAACAATGTAAGAGGAAACGCATTATCTGCTGTTGTTTCTAAGTTAGCAGGCAAATCAGTTTCTAATATTAGTGTTGCTAGCTCCACTCTATATGATGTTGAGATTTATCCAACTAATAATAAAGGAGATTATGTATTTTATAATGCAACCCCACATGACTTCAAAAACTTCGACTTAGTTTCTATTTCTGGGTTAAGTACAACATCATCTTTGATTGAAGGAAACTATATTGCAGGTATTCAGACTCACAAGTTATCTTTAGTTGGCGTCGGTACTGCAACAGTTGGAATAGCATCAGTTGGAGTTACTGGTATAGTTACTTATATTTCAGTAAGAGGAAATCTTGATTTTTCAAATATTAGAGATAATGATGTCTTCTATATTAATAATGAAAAGGTAAAGGTTTTAAATGTTGATGCAACATCTTCCAGATTAAGAATATTAAGGGAAGTCAATGATACTGTAGGGGCATCACATTCAGTAACTTCAGTTCTATATGAAGATCCAAGAAAAATAATCATTAGAGCGGGATTTAATACAGAATACACATACTCCGTAAATAAGCAAATCTATTTTAATCCAAAAGATTCTGTTGCCCTTGGAACAAGTGCTGCAGTAGGTATTGGCACAACTATTGCATTCTCAAATCCAGGTGTAGGACTTACTCAAGTTTTTGTTCCCAATAGATCAGTATATCTTCCCAATCATAACTTGAATACAAATGATTTGTTGACATATGAAACCAATGGCGGAAGTCCAATTGTAATATCATATACTGGCATAGGTACAACAACTCTCCCAAATAACTCATCAGTATATGCAGCAAAAATCAGCAATGATTTGATTGGGATATCGACAGTGGCAGTAGGTTTAGGTTCTACTGGATTTTTCTCTGGATTATCGACTAGTACCGGACTATTGTATTTTGTTGGTCTAGGAACTGGAACAAACCACAGTTTCAAAACAAATTATTCAGTATTGACTGGTCAAATTTCCAGAAATATTGTAACAGTTTCTACAGCACAAACACATGGTTTGTTGAATGATGATATCGTTGATATTAATATTAATCCCTCAATTTCAACATCTTTCTCTGTAAAATATGATGATTATAATAGAAAGATAGTAATAGATCCAAAATCATTTATTGCATTGGATGTTGATGTAAACACAAACTCTATTACTATTCTAAACCATGGATTAAATAGTGGTCAAAATATTATTCATACCTCATCATCACCTTCTTCTGGATTGGTAAATGAAGGTATTTACTATGTGGTCTTTGTTGATAAGAATACAATAAAACTATCTAACACTTATTTCAATTCTAAAAATAAAAAACCATCAGTTGTAGACATTACATCGGCATCTTTTGGAACTATTTCTCCAATCAATCCTCCACTAAAACTGTATAGAAATTCTACGGTAACTTTTGATCTTTCCGATTCTTCATTATCTTATGTCTACCAGTCAATAAGGTATCCAGCTTTCAGATTGGAAATCTACAAAGATTCTTCATTTAAAAATATTTTTGACACCTCAGAAGAATCTAGAACTTTCAATGTTCAAAAATCCGGAATAGTTGGTGTAGATTCGGGAGCAAAACTGACTCTTATTGTTAATGAGTCATCGCCCAAAACTTTATATTATAATTTGGTTCCAATATCGGACGGGGCTTCCCCAATAGAGAAAGCAGAAGTATCATACGATAACACTGTTGATTCGTATAATCAACTGCAGATAGATTATAGTCTTTATAATGGGGATCATAAAGTTTCTATTGCAACATCAACTTCTTTCAAATACTTCTTGGCGAAAGAACCTGAGAGATCTTCATACATCTCATCAACATCAGATTTGAAGTACTATACAGGTTCATTATCTGCATATGGTCCTATTCAAGATATAAAAATAACGAACAAAGGGTTTAACTACTATTCTTTACCAGGAGTTTCTACCGTAGTTTCTTCTATAGGTAATGGTGCATTATTAGAAACTTTTGGAGAAACAATCGGTAAAGTCAAAAAGGCAAAAATAATCAATGTTGGATTTGACTTTCCATCAGATAAAACCTTAAGACCAAAAGTTTCTTTACCCAAGGTTATAAAAATTGATAGTCTATCTTCCTTTGAATCCATTGGAATTAGTTCTTTGGGAAGAGGGTATGTTTCTGCACCAAAACTTATAGTTTTTGACGGCAA